CCTCGCCGCATGGCGGCCCGGCGACCCGTGCGCACGATGCGGCCACCCGATGTGGCACAAGCAGCGCTGGCTGAACGGCAGGCTCATCGCCGCCATCCACCTCGGCCACACCCCCGACCGCACTGGATACACCGGCCTTGAGCACGACACGTGCAACGAAGCCGACGGTGGCCGCCGTGCCCACCGGGGACGCGTGACAGTGACTAGGTGGCGCAGCTCACGCGCATGGTGACACGCTGCATGTCACGCATGGTGACCGTGGCGCAGGATGGTGGCCATGACCACGGTCACTGACCGTCACCATGGTCCGTGACGACCCTCCACCATCCGTGACCACCCTGGATGGTAAACCGGACATTCTCACGTTATCGCAGGTCAGGTGGGTCGCCACGGCCGAGAAGGCCACGCTGCTGACCCAACAGCCTTGACGTTTTATACACGGCTTTTTTCTCATCACTGGGGGTGACGATGCCGCCTCGCCGGGGGAAACTGCAGGTCGTGACGGGCAAGACGCCGCCGCGTCCCCGGTCGCGCAGGGTAGCGACGGTGAAGGCGGCGGCGAACTCGGGTGTGCGGCGGGATCTGCTGGCCGCGCTGCGGGCGCGGATCGCGGCTGACATTGACGCGCCGAACACGTCGCCGCGGGACCTGGCCGCCTTGTCGCGCCGGCTGCTGGAGATCGTGAAGGACATCGAGGCGCTGGACGCGGAAGCCAGGACGGACGACATTGGCACAGCCGCAGCGACGCCGGACGAGGAATGGGCTGCTACCTGAGGCTGCGCATGTTGTCCTGCCGAAGGGCATAGCCAGCAACGGGTTCCCGTCGACGGAGCAGGTGTGCCGCCGTCTCGGGATCGTGTTCGATCCGTGGGAGGCGGACCTGAACCGGTGCCTGCTGGCGAAGACGCGGGCGGGGCTGTATGCGGCTGACACGGCGCTGCTGTCGATTCCGCGGCAGGTCGGGAAGACGTTCGATGTCGGCAGTGTCACGTTCGCTGACTCGATCATCAATCCGGGGACGACGACGGTGTGGACGGCGCACCGGTTCAAGGTGGCGCGCGAGTCGTTCAATGAGATGCGGGCGTGGGCGAAGTCGCCGCTGCTGGTGCCGCATATCGACTATGACGGCATCACGACGGGCGCGGGGAATGAGTGCATCCCGTTCCGGAACGGGTCGCGGATCATGTTTGCGGCGCGGGAGCGCGGCGCTGTCCGCGGCTTCACGAAGGTCCGCCGGCTGGTGCTGGATGAGGGCCAGATCCTGACGGAGCAGGCGATGGCGGATCTTGTGCCGACGATGAACCAGGCGGAGAACCCGCAGATCGTCTTGATGTGCACGCCGCCGAAGCCGTCGGACCCGAGTGAGGTGGTCACGCGGCTCCGCGAGGAAGCTCTCGATGGTGATAGCCAGGGTGTGCTGTACGTGGAGCTGTCGGCCCCGCGGGACTGCGATCCGGGTGACCGGGGCGCGTGGCGCAAGGCGAACCCGTCGTATCCGAAGCGGACGCCGGCCAAGGCGATCCTGCGGATGAAAAAGCTTCTGAGCCCCGAGGATTTCCGCCGGGAAGCGCTGGGCATCTGGGACGAGGGCGGCCCGGGCTGGCAGGTCATCGGCCAGGACACGTGGGGGGCGTGCGCGGGATGACCCGGCTGGCCGGTGAGGTCGCGTTCGGGGCGGAGATTTCCGAGGACCGGAAACGCGCGGCGGTGGTCGCCGCCGGGCGCGACGGTGAGACCGGCCGCGTGCTGGTGGACTTGGCCCCGTTCTACGACCATCCGCGGGGCGTCGTGGCGAAGCTGGCGGCCTTGTGCGAGGCGCATGACCCGGTGGCGGTGGTGGTGGACCCGCGGTCGCAGGCGGGGACGCTGATCCGGCCTCTGGCAGAGGCGGGGGTGCTGGTCACGCAGCCATCCGCCGCGGATGTGGCGGTCGCGCACGGGGAGTTCCTGGACCTGGTGAACGACGGCGGCCTGGTGCACCTGGAGCAGCCGCCGCTTACCGCTGCGGTGCGCGCGGCGCAGAACCGGCCGCTGGCGGGGGCGCAGGCACTGGAGCGCCGCTTGACGGTGGATCAGTCGCCCCTGGTGGCGGCCGAGCTGGCCTGCTGGGCGTTCCGCCGCTGGGAAGAACTCGCGACGCCCGGCGTGTACGCGTTCTAGGTGGCCCGAAACACCCGCGTGCCATCGTCCCTGATGCTGCCCGTCCAGCGGTACCGCTGAACCTCAATCGTGGCCCTTGTCACATCAGGCTCGGGATCGAGCAGCCCGATGCTCACCGGTACCGGCATCAGCCACGTGTCGCGGCTGTCGGGAACGAACATCCGGCGCCCGTCGAAATAGCCGCCGATCATCTCGATCTCTATCGGCGGCACTTCGTACAAGTCCTCCATGCGGGGCACGGAACTCAGCTTAGGAGGCCGCGATGCGCCTGCCCGCGTTCCTCCTGGCCGTGTCCCTGCTGGGCGTCATCGGCGGCGCGTTCCTGATCGGCCGGTGGGCGGTCGGGTGCGCGGTGATCTTCGACTCCCTGGCACTGGGGGCGTGGGCGGTGTGGGGGTACGACGACGGGGAGGACGCCCGGCCGCAGGCAGTTGAGGTGCAGGGTCACACGCTGGAGGCGATTTTCGACAGGGCCCGCGCGTCGTGAAGCTGCCGGAGATCACCGAAGTTGAGCGGCTCACGCTCAAGCCTGGTGACCGGCTCGCCATCCGCGTGGACCGCCGTCTCACTCCTGAAACCGCAGCCAGGATCAAGGAGATCGCCGAGGCCGCGTATCCGGGTGTCCCGGTGCTGGTTCTTGATGCTGGCATGAGCCTTGAAGTGGTCGAAGGCCCGTGACCCGCCTGTGGGACCGGCTGATCCGCCGGGACGTGTCCTCCTACTGGGAGGGGATGGCCAGCGGCGCGGCGCAGTGGTCCACCTCGTACGGGCTGCCGAACCGGGAAGCGCTGCAGCCGGGGCAGGCCGCGTTCGCGGTGCAGTCCAACGGGACGTCCGCGATCGTGTTCGCCGCCGAAGCGGTCCGCATGGCCCTGTTCTCGGAAGCGCGGTTCCAGTTCCAGGCCAAGGACGACAAGCACCTGTTCGGCAACCAGACCCTGGCGAAGCTGGAGGAGCCGTGGCCGGGCGGCACCACGGGTGACCTGCTGGGGCGGATGGAGCAGGACGCGGGGCTGCTGGGGCAGGCGTACATCTGGGACCCGCCCGGTGATGGCCGGCTGATCCGGTTGCGGCCGGACTGGACGACGATCGTGTCCGAGATCGTCACCGTGGACAACGGGACCGACCGGCCGGGGTTTTACCGGAACAAGATCGGCTACTGGCATGAGCCGCCGAAGTCGCTGCTGGACCGGGACAAGGTCAAGGGGTTCATGGTCCCCGCGGGGGAGTGCGTCCACTGGGCGCCGATCCCGGACCCGGCGGCGGATTTCCGGGGGATGTCGTGGCTGACCCCGGCGATCCGGGACGTGCAAGGCGACACAGGCCTCGCTCAGTACAAAATCAAGTACCTCGAAAATAGCGCGACCCCGAACCTGCTCATCAAGTATGCGCAGAAGCTGGCCCCGGCGACGGTGGACAGCGTCCGGGACCGGGTGACCGCCCGGTACGGCGGCGTCGGCAACGCCTTCAAAACGCTCGTTTTGGATCAAGGTGCCGATACCTCTGTAGTGGGAAATTCGCTCAGCCAAATGGACTTCAGCGGCGTGTCCGCGGTCGGTGTTGAGCGCATCCTCGCCGACGCGATGGTGCCCGGGGTCCTGGTCGGCCTGGAGCCGTTGCGCGGGGCGGGCCGGGGCTACCAGGAAAGCATGCAGAAGCTGGCGAACCTGTGGGCAAGGCCGCAGTGGCGGTCGGTGTGCGGGGCCCTGTCGCAGTTGCTGGACGTCCCGGCGGGGAACCGGCTGTGGTTCGACGTGGCCGACATCGCCGCGCTGCAGGACGGGGAGATGGAACGCGGGCAGACCGCCCTCGTCCGCGCCCAGGCCCTCCTGACCCTCGCC